CCCCGGCCATTCGCGGTCCACTTGGTCACAGATCGCAGCGATTTTCGCGCCGTTTATTGCGGCATTTCCTGTTGCGTTGCTCATGGTGGTTCCTTCCACGCGCTTAGGCCGCACGGATGCGGCGTTTGGTTGAATTGTCGGGGGTGGTTAGCCTTGAGCGGCCAGGGCCATCACATAGCCCAGCAAAAACGCCGCTTCTATCTGTCGATCATCAGCCGCGAAGTCCTGCGCGGGCCTATCGCATGTTATGCGGGCCAATGCGGGCAGTCCTATCGCTATCTGGTGTCGCACATACCATTGCTGCGATATTGATGCCAGTGAAGCTATTTCAGCCTGTGTGGGCGGGTTAATCGGCAACCATGATCCTATGCGTGATCTCGACACCCATGAATATCAGCGTCTCAACGCTTTCGACTTGCTTGAACGTGCCTTTGACAGGCGCATCAGACTTAGCCGCGTTTACTGACACATAATCAGCCTTCGTCGGTTTAACACCCAGCGCGCCCATTGTCAGCACGGTTTTCGTCACGCCGATCAGCGTCCCAGCCGCGTCCCTGACATGCACAGGCTTGGGAACCACCAGAATATCCGTATCCGTTGGCGTGGTATCAACCGGCACATCGGGATCTGTTTGCACCGCCCCAGCTTGCCGCAACACGCAGGGGGTGCCTGCGCTTGCAATGCCGTCCGCTGCGTCCTGTGCCGCCTGGCGGGCCTCTGCGCTCATACCGCCATCGCTCCGAACGGAATATAGCGATAGGGCTGCATCATCGCGTCAATCGCCGTGCTAACAGGCGTTGCGCCATCTGCACCGCTGGCATTGCCCGTGACCTGCCATTTCAGATCACCCACTGCCACCAGCGATTTCTGCTGGTCCGGCGTGAACGTCCGCGACCAGAACCCCGGCGTTGCCAACTCCAGCGCCGCCGCCTCGTATGTCGCCTGCTCTGCGATATCGTCGCGGATGCCCGTGTACATGCGGCTGGCAAGGAATGTGCGCTGGATATACCGCGATGCACGCACCAACGCAGCGGCGCTGTCTGCATCATCAGCAATGACAACACCACTGGCGCTTGCGTAGGCTATCCACCCGGTCACTGTTGCGGGCATGTCAGTCGGATTTCTTGCCGGAATTGTCAGGGTTCACCACCATCTTGCCTTCCGGCTTTGGCTTCGAGCCGATCAATCGGGCCTTGCCGATCAGTGCCGCTGGCAGCGTATCGCCTTTGATCTCAACCGTTTCGCCAATCTCGATCTCTTTACCAGCGCCGTCAAAAACGCCGCGCTCTGTAATTTCTGCTCGCATTGTCGTATCCTTTCAGGGGTTCCGGTGATCTTGATAAAGGGGCCAGCGTGCCAGCCCCTCCAAAAAATCACAGCGAAGAGTGCGCAATACCGCAGTTGCTTTCCGCGTCAAACTTAATTTCTACGGCTGCTGCTGCCAGCACCGCAAAATTATAGTCGTCTTCCGGATTCATTCTGTACTGTGCGCGGGTTGTCATCGGCATACCGTTGAGAACCTGCACAACATCACGGCGCTTTACGACTGCGATGATTTCACCAGCCGCAACGCTGTCAGCCGGAACAACAGCGCCAACGCCCGCAACTTCCATGACGCGCTGCGCGATTGTCTTATCGCCGTTCGCCTTAAAGTCGGTGGATTGCGCATAGAACCAATCGTCAAAGTTGACGTACAGGGTGGCCGGAACCTTGTAGTTCTTGGCGTGCAGCAGTTTCAGTGTCGCCACTGTTTCCGCCAGCCATTCCGCGCCTGTCGCACCGTTAAGCGCCTGCCCTGTGGTGCGCGTGCTGCGCTTGGGGTGGGTGCGCAGGCCGTAGGAAGACTGCCCGTTCACAGCGATTGTGCTGTACCCGTCCAAAGCCGCCGCTTCCAGCGCCTCGGCAATGCGGCGTTGCCCGTTTGCGCGGCCAGCCGGATCAAGGTTGAAGCCCTCGGAACGTGCGCCCTCGACTTGACGCCAGCCGTAGCTGAACGTGCTGTCGATGATAGGCAGCGGCGTGCCGTGGTATTCAAAGGTCGGCTGGTCAGTGCGCGCTTTGCTGCGGCCATCAAGCGAGATGTTCACAGTGCCGCTGTCGCTGATTGTCTGGAAATAGTGGACCAGCTTGCCAATCGGCATCGGCATGGAAAGCGTTGCCGCCAGATCGTTGAACACGGGTTGCAAATCGCGCTGGATTTCAACGCCCTCGCGGTCCCATGCGCCCCAAACGTCCTTGGGGAGTGGCGAAGCGTTGCCCAGCATCACATCGCCGTTGATTGCGGCATTCATTGCCACCTGTGCAGCATTCCAATTCCGGCGGTTTGCCAGAATTGCGGCCTGCTGTGTATCGGTAAAACGAAGCATATTGATATATCCCTTATGCTGCGGCTGTGCCGTTGGCGATGATAACATCGGCAAACGCACCAGCGGTTACAGCACCAGCGGTGCCATCAAAGTATGCAACAATCGGATTGCCCGATGCGGCTGCGGCCAAACGACCAGAAGCGGCAACGGTCAGGGCAGCGCCCTTTGCATATGTCGCTGCGGCCATGCGCGCCTGATAGACCTCGTTGGGGGCTACCTCATAGGCAACGGCGGTATCGTCAGCCACATAGGCGTCTGCAATGCCCTGCTCCATGAAACGGCGGTTGGACAACAGGTAGACCTTCTGGTCAACTGCCGTGGTCGCCTGTGTCAGCTCCGCGCCGTCAGACGTGACAAACGTACCTGGCAGATACGCGCCCGCAACAGGCAGATTGATTGTCTGCGGTTCGGATGCAACGGGGCCGCGATAAATTACGTTAGCCATTATTTCGCCTCCATGTCTGCGTTCAGATCAACGCCCGCAAACTCGTCAGCATCGTCTTTGCTGTTCAGTGCGGGGTTGAGGTTTGCGGCCTTGCCCGCCTTGGCTTTGGGGGCCAGTGCGCGTGCCGCGTTCAGGGTCAGCTCACCAGCGGCGGCTTCGTCCATGATGTTGGCTTTGACGATTGCCGTGCGGTGTTCCGCAAGCTCGGCATCGTCTTTCGCTTTGGCGTTTGCGGTGATTTCCGCCTGTGCGTCCAGCACGGGTTTCAAAGCTGCCGTGACTGCGTTTGCAATCGTTTCTGGCATTTTGCCCATTTCTTCCGAGAGGGCGTCAACCCGCTTGGAAAGATCAGCGTTCTGATTTTCATCAGCCATAGTGTCCTCGCTTTCGTTTGTTTGAGGGGTTGCACGCCCGATGCCGATGGCGTCGAGAATTTTTGCGAGAAAGCCCGATGTTTCGGAAGCCCGCTCTTTGCGCTCAAGTGCCTGCGCCAAGCGCATAGCCGCATAGCCGACTTCTTCGTCTGCCTGCTGTTCAAGCGTTGAATTGATCACGTCCAGCTTTTCGCCAGCCGCGTTGACCATCATGCCCACGCCCTGATCTGGGGTTGCCGCGCCTGCCTCGTTAAGCAAGATGGCATCGTGGTCAAAATACATGTTGCGGGCGATGTGGTCGTGGTCGTCACCGTCCGGTGCGTCCAAGCTGCACAGTAGGCCCGTTGACGTATGGACTGGCTTGCCCTCGTTAATTGCGGCCATCACGGCTTTGCCATTGGGGCTTTGGTTCGCCACCTCAACGTCAATCACCTTGTCGATCAGCACACGGCCATTTTCGCGGCGCACGTTTTCGTTGTGCGCGCCGATGTAGCCCACGGCCAAACCAGCCGGATCAGACGCAGACACAAAGTCGCCGTTGACTTTCGGGTGTCCAAATGGGGCCAGCGTGCCGTTAAGGGTCATAAAACCCTTTTCGATTTCATCCGGCACATATTTGATTTTGTTCATCACGACATTATCCGGCAACGTGGCGGATGGCACGATAACCACATCACGCCCGTTGCGCTTTTCACGGCGAATAGACGCCGCGTTTGTGGATGTGGTGACGTTTACCCGTACCTGTTTCATGGCTCATCGCCTTCCGTTGTTTCTGGATTGTCGCCATCATGGCCCGTCACGGCGCGAATTTCGGAAACGGTATAGACCGGATCGTCTGGCAGCTTGCTGTTTGTGTCGGCCATCTTGTTTGCCAGTTCAGCCTTTTCGGATTGGCTGTTTTCCGTAAGGTCAGTCCAGTGAACGTGCCAGTCACGCTCCGGCAAGATGCCGAACCGCTCTAGCCTATCAATGAAGGTACGCAGCGTTGGAATAACCGTGCCAGACCGCCGCGCCATGTTTGTTTGCGCCCATGTTTTGGCGTCCTCGGTGCTGGCCCGCTCGCCCGTCTGTGACCCTACAAGGATTTTAGCCGGAACCGGAATAGACGCCGCAAACCCCATAAGGGATACCGCGTGAAAATGCTCCGGCGATGGCATGGAAACCGCTACCGTGCCGACCTTCATGCCCTGCAAAAGCATTGAACTGTCAAAACCCTTGTTGAACTCGTCCGCCGCTTCGCCAAGTTTGTCCGCGACTTCCTCAATGGGGATACCCATCATATCGGCCATGTTTTGGATTTGAGTTTCTTTGTCGATCTCGAATGTCAGGCCGCGCTTGGCGTTCTTCCAAAAGCCCTCGCCGCCCGCGCCGCTGATTTTCTCAAGGTCCAGCAGGTCGTTATATCCAGCTTCTAGCGCGCTGTCAGGATGGACCGTGCCGTCCTCTGACCAGATAATCACCCGGTCAGGATGCACCTCGAATGAGCGCGTCTTGTTCACATCATTGCCGACCGCCGCCTCGTTGAAGCTGAACATCAGTGGTTCGCCGTAAGTCTCCGACCGCTCGTCGGTATCCCACACGGAAACTTCTAGCTGCCCCGCCCATGCAGGGATGATCTCGACTAGCCCGTCAAGGCCACCGCCTACGCGGTCAACGGGTTCTTTGAACACCTTATCGTCGGCAAGGCGCATGATGAAACCAGCATAGCCGCCCACCATAGAACGGCGGTCAACCTCTGCCGTGCGCTGCCATACCCGCAGCAACTCGAAACGCTGTCGAATGTCTTTTTCGATTTCGGTTTCTTCGTTTTTGTCGTCGTCTTTTTGCTCCCAAACGGCGGGGTTGTCCTGCCATGTCTTTAGGATCGTTTGGTTCACGCCCGCTTTCGCCAGACCGTTGCGCTTGTACATCTGGTGGAAGTGGCCAAACGTCAGATGCTCTGGATAGCCATAATCCTTAGCGTGGTTGTGCTTTGTGCTGCCAAATTGCGTTGGGAACATTTTTTCAAGGCTGCGTGTCGCCGCGTTGGCAAGCATGTGACCGTAATTCATCATCTTTGCCTACTCTTTAGCAACATGCCGACTTGTGGCTTACCATACCCGCCAAGCATATCCGCGATAGCGTCCATGGCAGGGTCGATCTGGTCATCAAAGCCCGTTCCCAAGCCGTCAAACGTCTGCATTTCGTATCGTAGCGCCTCGGTGAACACCGCCTGCGCTGGCAACCATACCTGCCCCGTGGCGATCCATGGCGCTGCGTCTAGGCCTCTTGTGTACTTGTCCCGATTGCGCTGGATGCCCTCAACAGGAACCCCTTGGCGCTTTAGCGACTGGATCAGGCCAGTGCCGCTTACTTTGTCCTCGACACGCAGCCCGCGCACGTTCTTGCCGCGATGCTTTGCCCAGAAGGCCAGCGCCGTGGTTTCCAATTCGGGGGCTTCCCACTTGCCGCGCACCAGATCCACCAGACCCGCGCCGCCGCTCTTGAATTTTGCCCAAAGCTCTATGACCGAATAGTCATTCCGTTCGCCCGTCTTTTGGGCCGTGTCTGCGTACATCCGGTAATACTCAACTTCCGGCAACTCGCCTTCGTTGTACCAGCGCACGCCGCTCATATCGAACAGCGCGCCCTCGATAGACACGGGCCGCTGCATGTATTGGCTGGCAAAGGTGTAGGCGTCTGCCTTTAGCACCTCGATTTGCGCTAGGCTGTGCTTTTCTTCCCATAGAGGGCCATCCGGCAAGTCATGCGCAATCAGGCGTCCGTGCGTCCATTCCTTCGGATACTCTTGCCCGCTTTCGATCAGGACAGGCAGGTCCAAGTGGTCAAACACATCGCCCATGCCGCCGCGCAACAGGTGCCCTACGAAGTCATCACCGTGAAGCCGCTGCATAATCACCACAATCGGCACGTTCTCATGTGCCAGTCGGCTGCGAAACGTATTCATTGCCCGCTTGTTTACCGCCGCCCGCTTTGTCGGGCTGAAAGCATCATCGGGCTTTAGCGGATCGTCTATCACAAGAGCGCCGGAAAATCGCGTCTTGTCCATATCGCCAGCCCGAAAGCCCGTGATCGGACCGCCCGCCGCCTTGGCCAGCATCCCGCCGCCTTGGTTTGTTTTCCAGCGGTCTTTGGCGCTGCTATCCCTGTCAATCGTGACCTCTTGCAGTTGCGCAAACTCTGGCAACTCAATGAGGCTCTTTATCTTGTCGCTGTTTTCGCGGGCCAGATCATCGGAAAACGTGGCGTGGATGAACCGCGATGCCGGATTGATCGCAAACCCGCGCGCGATGAAGTTGACCACCGCCGCTTCTGTTTTTGTGTAGCCGGGGGGAAGCGTGATTATGAGCCGCGTTATTTCGCCCGCCAAAACCTTATCCAGCGTCTTGCCGATCACGGCATGGTGCGGGCCTTCGATGAACTCCATGCCTTCGCGCAATGGAAAGAAGAACTTGGAAAACGCCAGCGTGCTACGCCTTGCCCGCTCCGCCTGTATCTCTCGCTTTGTCGGTAAGGCGCTCAATGTGATCAAGGTCCGCCTCCGATAGATTGGCGAGATTGAAGGTTGGACCAGATGGCAAAGGGTTATCAGGATCGTTGCCGTGCAGTATCTTGTCGGTAAACATGCCCAGATGCTTGGCGATGCTGTCTAGCGCGCCCTTCTTGTCGTACATCTTGATTTTTACGCCTTGTGCAGTCAGCGAAACCTCGGAGATAGCCGCCGCCGTGTCATCGTCCATCAATTCGCTGGCGACAAGCTCAACGGGGTAAATCCGATCATCATCAGGGTTATCGGTCGGCGCTGGGGCTGAACCCCACGCGACCGCCTTGC